GTCACAGTCTCCACGAAATGGAGGGTCACCACGGGCTGGCCGGGCACAACGGTCATGAATAGCCTGTTGAGCGTGGCCGTCCAATTGAGCCTCTATTTGGAGGCCAATGTGGATCCCAAGGGCATTATGTTACTGGCCATGGGTGATGACCTTGTTGTGGCCTGTAAACACAAGTACTCATGGGCTGATGAGGGCCGCTTTGGTTGGAGACCTGTTTTGACCTACACGAATGATCCTGACCACTGTGATTTCATGAGTGGCAGATTCTGGAAGGTCAAGCCCTATGAATGGAGGGGTCAGCTTCAGGACACTTGTTGGGGACCTAAGGTTGGCAAACAAATTTGTAAGGCAGGCTGGAACATTTTGGACCATGGTGACAAGGCTCATGCACTGTCGTTGCTTAGATCTGAGATGATGAGCCATAACCATGATTGGTCCCATGTTCCCATCCTTCGTAGTTACCGCAAAGCTGTCCTGCGTGACCTGGTTGGCAAGCGCCAAGCGGTGTCCAAGGATTTTCTATTTTATCCCCATGTGTCACAGGCCCGTGAGTGTGACACTAGTACTCTCCAAATGTATTTAAAAGTCAGCGGCCTCGCCCCGTCCTTGGTTCTCCAATGCGAGGCCGCTCTTCTGGAGAACACGGCATACCCTTCCAACATGGCTTGGATCTCCTTGATAAGCCGGAAGGATCAGTAGCAGAGAGGAGATCCGCTCTGCCCTCAGAAAACCATGGACGGGATAGCACTGATTCCCGCAGTGAAGACTGTGCCTCTGCCCCGCAGGGCGAAGGCGCAGAAGCAAAAGAAAAAGGTCCGTCCACCCCCGAGAAAACCTGCGCCTCGGAAAAGTCTTACACAGAAACGGCCTCCTCAGAGGCGGTTGGCAGGGATGGCCGCTATGCACCACAATGCCGAGTTGTACGTGGCTTCCTTGGCCAACCCCCTTATTGGGGGCGTTCGCATACCAGATGGAAGCATGTATCCCAGTGTACCGGTGCAGTCAAAACAAGTGGTCACGCTGCAGTGGGTTGCGGTTGGAGCTGGTCCAGCAAGGGTGGCAGCAGTCCAGATCTTCCCGAACTATGCGATCAACTACGTTTACCTTGCCACCGCCCCAACCTTGGGTGCCATGACATGGGGGCTCACTCCCTTCACGGACCGAGCCCTACACACTGCCAACTTCAAATTCGGCCGCTGGGTCAGCTTTGGATACCTATTCCACGACTTTGGAGCGCTGCTCAATCGAGGAGTCGAGATCATTACCACGCCCATTATAGATGCAGCCTTGCCAGGCGCCTGGACAGCTGCCAACGACAACCCGCTTTCCCAATACTACGACAGTTCCTCTGCAGATCAGAAAGCGCTTTGTGCCAGTTGGACACCTCTGTCCCTTCAGTCCGCTGCAATTGCGGCGGACAATTTGTTCCACCCCTTAGGTGCGACGTACACTGCCCCGGCCGCTACCAATGCCTCCAGCGACGCCGGCCTTCAGATCTTCATGTACGATGCGTTGGGGACAGCGTCCGACATGCTGACGCTCGAGATCGTGCAGAACTTGGAAGTGGTGCCTTTGGACACCACACACTCCCTGTTCGAGTCCAAAACGGTCCCAGGCTCAGAGGCCCACATTTCCGCCTCCACCGACATAATGAATGCCAACCGCATCAACTACGCATCTTCGCATTTCGGCGGTTTCCCTGCAACCAAGATGGTACAACAGGTGTTTGGCACTGGACTCGGCCTCCTAGGAGGGGCCATGTTCCTTGCCGGCGCATCGAGGGAAGAACGCGCTGTGGTGGACAAGGCCCACCAATTGTGTGTGGCCCTTGGCAAGCCTAGTCCCATGGGCTTGCTTCCCTTCCCCCGTTCACATTCCGACAAGGATCTTGTGGCGAGAGTGGTGTTGGAATGTGGTCGGATACTCAAGTCTGTCGTCCTCGCGGTGGAGGAGGACATAGACATGGCTCATGAGGGCGGGTTGCTGCCCCCGCAGCGAGCTCTGCGGACCCTTCGAGGCGTTGGCACCGGAAAGCCCATTTGACAGTTATGTAAAACTGTAGCATTGCCG